AAAACCCCGGCGCTGCTTACAGCACCACTATTTACCCAACGGTTGCCAGCACCCAAGACTACACATCTGCACCTTTCTACGGCACACAACAGTTCACCCAACAGATCAATATTCGGGTGCGCGGTCGTCAGATTGCGGCGGTGTTTGGCTCCAACACGCTGGGCACGCAGTGGCAGGTTGGTATTCCTCGGATGGACGTTAGACCAGATGGACGGAGAGCATAATGGCAAATGCAAACGTAATCGCCCCGCGCTTACAAAGTGCTCCCGCAGAATACGACCAAGCATGGATGAACAACTTGGTCAGCCAGTTGCGCCTGTATTTCACTCAGTTGGATAATGGTGGCCCTATGGTGGCTTCGTCCTCAAACATAGGGAAAACCAGCGTGAAGTCGGGTTTAACGTTTGCCCACCCCGACCCAAGCAACCCAAATAAATTCGTTTCCAGCTTGCCAACGCAGGCGGATTTGTCTAACCTACGCAGTGGGGACGTTTACTACGACACTTCTGCCAGCAACGTACTAAAGATCAAACCATGAGCTTACAAGCAATTGCCCAACAAATCGCCGCACAAGGGCGCGGTAATGATACTCAACTGGTACACATGTCTACCAAAGAAGTGGCGGGCCTTCAAGCCTTGGCCGCTCAACACGGCATGCAGCTTCCCCAAAACCCACGCACAGGTTTGATTGAAGCCAATTTCCTAGACTCGATTCTTCCCGCTGTGGCCGGTATTGGATTGATGGCTTTTGCGCCTGAATTGGCTCCGTTCCTTGGAGAAAGTGCGGCAGGTTTCTTGGGCACTTCTACTGGCGCTGGGTTGGCTGTTGGTGGCGCAGATGCTTTGGCAACCGGCAGTCTGAAGAAAGGCCTCATGGCCGGACTGGGTGCGTATGGTGGCGCGGAACTGGGCAGCGCTCTTGGTGCTGCTGGATCAACTACTCCCGCTGTCACGGGTATTTCTGCGGCCCCCACTGTGGGCGCTCCTGCTGGCGCAAGCGCTGGGTTACAAAATGCTGGGGATGTTTTCCGCGCCGCGCAGGGGATTCCTACTACCGCCACGACTGCGGCGGAATCTGGTTTGCAAAATGCTGGGGATGTTTTCCGTGCTGCGCAAGGCCTCCCTAGCGCTGCTCCGTCCGTAGCCCAAACAGTTGCCAGCTCTGGTATTACTACCACGCCTTCTGTGATTTCAGAAGCGCTGCCCGGTACGGCCACGCCTTCTCTCGGCAGCATGGGTAAAGGTCTGGCTAGCTTGGGTAATGGTGGCGGCTCTACATTCATGGACACTCTGGGAAGCACAGGCCCGTTCAGCACGCCCGGATACAACCAGATGTTTAAAGCAGGGGCAACGCTTGCGCCTATCGTTGCGGATACTTCTGCAGCAGCGCCCAATAACGAAATTACTAAACTGCAAAACACCGTGCGCCCCTACACATTTACGCGCACCCCCACTGCTGCTCCCGGCGCTCCCGGCGACGCATCCAAATCCTATTTCAATCAGTACTTTACTGCGCTGCCTACTTACCAAGCTGGCACAAATCAACCTTCCACGATCCCCACTTCGCAGCCTTTGGCTGGCGGCGGTTTGGCTACAGGCTTTCCTCGCGGCGACACCATGCACGGTACTATCGCAGGCTTGCGCGGCGTTGAGCGCTTGACTCGTATGGCAACCGGCGGTATCTCAAACTTGGGCAGCTATTCTGATGGCGGGCAGCTGCTTCGCGGCCCCGGTGATGGCGTATCGGATAGCATCCCCGCACAGATTGGTCGGCACCAGCCAGCGCGTTTGGCCGAAGGTGAGTTTGTAGTCCCCGCTCGTATCGTATCTGAGTTGGGTAACGGTTCCACCAACGCTGGCGCTAAGCAGTTGTACTCTATGATTGACCGTATCCAAGCCGGACGCAAGAAGACCGTAGGCGGTAAACACGCCTATGCTGACGACACCAAAGCAGCCAGCCACTTGCCAGCATGAAGATTCAACACGTCCCATTAGAGTTCGTACAACAGGTATGGCCCTCGGTTGAGGGTTTTATCGCATCTGCTAATGAGCATGGCGGGGATGACTACACGCTAGATCAAATTCGACTTTTAGTTGGTTCAGGGCAGTGGTTGCTCTTGGTGGCGAGCGATGATGAGAATAAAATCCACGGTGCAGCAACTGTGTTTTTTCAAAACTACCCAAATCACCGCGTTGCGTTTATTACGTTTATTGGTGGCAGACTAATTAGCAACCAAGAAACTTTTGCGCAAATGGCGGGTATTTTGAAAACACACGGAGCTACAAAGATTCAAGGCGCAGCTCGCGAAGCGATTGCTAGGCTGTGGAAGCGATACGGATTTACTGAACGCCACGTGATCGTGGAGACTAGGATTTAATATGAGTTACTCCCGCCGACAACTAGAAGCTTTTGGCGAACCGCTTGGCGATAGCGCTACACGAGTTAAGGTGGGCGGTCGTATCTACGGTGGCGGCGGCGGCGGTTCTTCCACGCCTTCTTCCATGCAAACAACCAGCGGTGTGCTGGCTCCCTATGCTGCCCAGTACGGCCAACAGTTGCTTGGTCAAGTATCCGCACTGACAAGCCAAGGGTATACCCCATACCAAAGCGGTCAAGCACTACCCAACGGCCAAGTAGCGGGCTTCAGTGATTTACAAAACCAATCGTTCAACGCCGCCGGTAACATGGGCGTAGCTCCTCAAGTTGGCACAGCCAGCACAATGGCCGCGCTTTCTGGTCAAGGCATGATGGGATCTGCCGGTAACGCCATGAATTACGGGCAAATGGGCGCAAACTACGGCGCTCAGGGCGCTAACATTGGCACTCAAGGCGGCGGTATGTACGGCCAAATGGGGGCCAACTACGGAGCCCAAGGCGCTAATATCGGTCAGCAAGCAACAAACTACGGCCAAAACATGGCTGGGCAAGCGGCTAACGCAGCTTACGGCTACGGAGCCCAAGGCGCTAATATTGGTCAGCAAGCGACAAACTACGGTCAGAACGTGGCTGGACAAGCTGCCAACCAAGCTTATGGTTACGGCGCTCAAGCTGCTGGCTTAGCCAACCAAGCCCAAGGATACGGTAACCAAGGCGCAAACTACGGCGCTCAGGCTGCGCAACTCTCCAACACGGCTCTGGGCTACGGTCAAGGTGCATCCAACATTGGTATGCAAGCCCAACAACAAGCTCAGGGTTTGGGCCAAGGAATCAGTAACCAGTCGCAAAACTATGCCGCGCAGCAAGCGCAAGCTGGGCAAAACTACGCCAACCAAGCGACCAACCCCGGCGCTGTTAGCGCGTACATGAACCCCTATCTGCAGCAGTCTTTGGCTCCGCAGATGGCTTTGCTGGCTCAGCAACAAGGTCAACAACAAGCTGTCAACCAAGCCAAGGCTACTCAGTCCGGCGCATTTGGTGGTAGTCGTGCAGGAGTTGAAGATGCCCTGCAGAACCAGTCTAACCAGTTGGCTATGTCCAATTTGATCGGTCAAGGCTACAACACCGCCTACAACCAAGCTTTGCAAAACATGCAGTTTGGAACTACGGCAGGTATGCAAGGTTTGTCTGGGGCTCAATCGGGGCTTGCGGGCGCGGGGCTTGGCGGTGGTCAGTTAGGTTTGTCGGGTGCTAACACTGCGCTTCAAGGTCAACAAGGCGCTTTGTCTGGAGTTGGTCAAGCGGGCTCTATGTACGGCCTCGGTATGCAGGGTGCGCAGTCTGGTCTGGCCGGACTGAACGCAGCCAACCAAGCTTATCAAACAGGTCTGTCTGGCGTGGGCCAAGGCATCAACGCAGGTCAGCTTGGCATGTCCGGCTACAACGCAGGTCTTAGCGGTAACGCACAAGGTCTGCAAGGCGCAGGGCAGGCTGTCAATGCTGGACAGCTCGGCATGTCTGGCTACAACACGGGCCTCACCGGAACCGCACAAGGCATCTCTGGCGCACAAGCTGGACTGCAGGGTGTTGGTCAACAACTGGCTGGAACCGCACAGGGTATCTCTGGCGCACAAGCAGGTCTCCAAGGCGTGGCTGGCGCACAAAGCGGCTACAGCGGAGCCAATACATCTGCGGCCAACTTGGGTAACTTGGGCAACACCCAGTACCAACAGCAGGTCGGCAACATTAACTTGCAGAACCAATTGGGCGCTCAACAGCAACAGTACCAACAAAACTTGGATACTACGGCTTACCAAAACTACCTCAACCAGATGCAGTTGCCGTACCAAAACGCCAGCTTCTTCTTGAACGCGGTGAATGGTTTGCCCACGGGCGGTCAGAACACAAGCATATACTCCAACCCATCACCTATTTCAATTGCCGCTGGTTTAGGTACGGCCGCTATTGGTGCGAGCAAACTCACAGGCAAAAAAGGTGGTGGCGTAGTTGTCGGCATGAAGCAAGGCGGTTTGGCCGCGCTGGCTGTTTCAAAAATAGCGTAAGGACGAATCATGGATACACAAAACCCCGCTATGGGCAATGCCCAGCCTAGCCCCGGTGTTACGCAGCAAGACATTTCTGGTCTTCGGGAAATGATGATGGGCATGTCGTTGCCCCAGTTGCAGCAATTTGCGCAGCAACACATGAACAACCCAAACGGCGGCATCATCGTCGGCATGGCCTCTCAGATCGCCAACGCTAAGAAATCTGCGCAAGCTCCGCAACCGCCTCAAGGTTCTGTTGCTCAACAAGCTGTGGCAGGTATCGCGCCTCAACCGCAGGGCATGCCTCAAAGAGCGCAGCCCATGCAAGCCCCCCAAATGCCCCAAACCAATTCTTTGGGTTTGCCGGAAGAACAAGGCATTGGTGTTTTGCCCGCTAAGAATCTTGAAAATTTAGCCAATGCCAAAGGCGGCATTATTGGCTACGCTGGCGGTGGTCGGATTCCTAGTTTTGCTGGGCGCGAGGACAGCTATGTTGGTGGCCCCTACTCTGTATCTGAAATCTTTAGCCCGTTGTTTAGCGCTAACACACGCAACAAATACGGCGTTAATGCCGCTGTTACCCCAGCTGCTGGAACCAATCCAACGGATTTAAATACGGGAATCCCCAGCACATTAACAATGCCTATGCAGAGCGGTTCTGGGCCAACTCAAATTCCTACAGGGTTTAATAGTACATACGACCCCAACGCAAAACCAACGCCCGCACCGGCCCCCACCGCCGGTGCACCGACTGCGTCTCCGGCAGCTACACCGGCTGCTACCCCCGCAGCAACACCTAACGCCAACGCAGGTATTGCTGGTTTACCAAATGCACAGAACATCATGCAGCAGTTTGGGCTTTCAAAACCCCAGTCCGTGGCGGATAACTTGGCTATGCTTAAACAGCAAGCACCTAACCCAGAAACTGAACACACAATGAGTCTTGGCGAAAACGTCCAAGAGCTCAAGAAACAAGCGCTCGCTATGGGCATTGATCCTGACAACAGCAAAGCGTTTGAGCGCTTGGACAAAATGGATGCAAAAGCGCAGGAACTGCTCGATCGTAAACAAGCACTGTCCATTATTGAGGGTGGCTTGGGTATGATTAAATCCGGTAATCCGTTCATGGCTATTGCCGAGGGCGCTGGAAAAGGCATTAAATCCTACGGCGACGCGATGGATCAGGCACAACAAACACAAATGAAGTTGGCCGAGTCCCGCATCAGCTTGGACAACGCCAAGAACGCCATGAACATGGGTCTGTTCAGCAAGGCTGTGGACAACCAAGAGAACGCACAAAAACGAAACTTGGAGTATTTGATGAGTCAAAACCGCGACGCCGCGGCCATGACAACTGCCCAAGGACAAAACGCTGCGCACTTGGCAGGTACAGTAATTGCTGGTCAGTATGGATATGCAGGTCAAAAACTGTCTGCTGATACGCAAAAAGAAATCTGGGCCGAACGTGCTAAAACCAGCCTTAGTCGTGCCGAAATTATGGCCCAAGCGCACAACCACCCGAACTATGCACAGTTTGTCACCACAGCGCAAAAAGAATTATCCGGAGGAACTCCTGCACAAATTGATGCACGTGCCCGGGACTTAGTGGCACAAGACGCTATGTTCCGTCAGATGTATAGTGGGATAGGAGGAATGGGTATGGGAGGTGGGTTTGTTTCCGCACTCCCCGGTGGCGCTCAAGTAAGAACTACGCCATAATATAGGCAACGCGCTGACAGATCATCGCCCGTAGCGCAGGTGAACCCTAACTGAAGAGCAAATCCATGCCATACGTACGACTGCCAGACGGAACCTATTATCAAGCGCCGGAAGGCATGGATTATCCAACAGCCGTACAAACGGCTATGAAGGCTTTCCCCGATGCGTTCGGTATCAAGCCGCCCCCTCCACCCCCTGCACCTGCTCCTTCTACATTCGGAAGTGAGTTGGGACGTGGCTTCTCTGAGAGCTTATCCAATTTAGGAACTGCTGCCGGTTCTATTTTTGGCGCAAACAGGGCGGCAGAGAGTGCAGTCAAAGAACAAGAAGCGTATGACAAAACCCACGCCGCTTCTACAGACATTCTGAAAGACATCGAAGAAGCCTACAAGAAACCGGGTGGCGGCGTTGGGTCTGCCATCATGGCAGGTATTGGGGATATTCCGTCCGTAGTGGGCGGTATGCTACCTGTGTTGGGTGAGTACGGCGCTGCATCTAGGCTGGGGGCTATAGCTGGTACTGCGGTTTCTCCCGGCCTTGGTACTACTATTGGCGCTATTGGCGCTCCTTTGGCGCTTGCATTTGCGGAACACTACGGCTCCAACATCAAAGCGCAAGCTGCCGAGCAGATGCAAAAAGGCGAACCTGTGGATGTGCACACAGGCAAGGCGCTGGCATACGCCGCTCCCGAAGCTGTGCTGGATGCTGTTCAGCCATTAACGCTAGGTAAGACTGTTGCCGGAGCTTTGTTTGGTGAAGGCGTCAAGAACTTGCTGAAGCGCGGGGCGGAAGAAGGCGCAGAAAAAGTAGCTAACCGAACTCTTGGGCAAGCCGTTGCCGCGGGTACAGCGCATGCTACCGTTACGGGCGTTCCGTTGATGGTGACTCAAACTGCGTTGCAACGTGCGCAATTAGGGAAATCCCTAGTAGACGAAGATGCGTTCCATGACTACGGCAACGCCATGCTGGCGGCTATTTTGGCCTCTCCTGTCGGTGCATATGACGGCTATCTTGGCCGGGGCGCAGCGCGTGAAGCTGTAGAACGTGCCCGCCTTGAAGCTGCTGAGAAAGCAGCTAAAGAACAAGAAGCCGCACAGTTGGCTACCGAAGCCACCGCTGAACAAGCACCTTCACCATTTTCTGCTGGGCCACAAGGCGAACTGCCGGGCATGGAAACAGCGGCAACCGAAGCGCCTCCACCAGTACGTCCTAAAGAATCTGAAGAACCTTTCGAACCTTCTTTAGACTACAACCGCCAAGCCAAGTTGCTTACCCAGCAACTAGACGATTTGAAGGCGCAAGCCACACAGACAACTGACCCACGTCAGATTTTGCAATTGGCCGCGCAGCATGACCAAGTTGAAGCTGCGTTGGAAAAGGCTAAAGAAGCATCTGTTAAACAAGAAAAAGCTCCAGAAGTTCAATTGGCCGAAGCACAAAAGGCGCTGGACAAAGCCAAAGAGCAAGGAGACATGAAGGCTGCAGCCAAGCATGCCCAAAAGATTCTGGACTTGCAAGAAGTGGGCGGCACGCAGCAAACGCTTGATCTTGGCAAACCACAAAAACTTGTACAAGAACCTGTACCAATTATTCAAAAAGTTCCGCTGATCGAAGCAAAGAGTGCAACGCGTGAGGCTAATCAACAACGCCTAAATACGGTTGAGGAAGAAGAGCAAGCCGCCCGCGAGCAGCAGGCTGCGGCTGAAGCGCAGTATACGCAGGACATTGAGAACATTAAAAACCGCACGGTGCCCAACCAGTTTGAGCTGTTCTCGCCTGAAGAAGCGCCTATAACTAAAGAACCGCAACAACCGCAACAGCCACAAGCTACCGAAGTTGACCTCAACGCCGACTATGGACAGCAAGCTAGGGCATTGCAACAACGCTCTAGCGATCTTAAGAATTTAATTAAAACTGTGCAAGGTCCCCGTGCACAGGATCCGTTGATCGAACAGAAGCGCCAAATAGATGAAGCGCTTAGCAAAGCACAAGGACTGGCGGCAACTACCACCAGCCCAGAGGAACGCCGCACTGGTCTCGATCTGAACACTCTGGATTTGTTTACTCCAGAGAATATGCGAAACACGGATTACCAAAATTTGGATCCGGCTACTCGCGCCAAGATTGAACAACAAAGGTTAATGGAGACTTTGGGCAATCTGGAGGGCAAACGCGTTACCCGTGCAGTGATAGAAGATGAAGACAATAAACGCATGCTGCGCGCTGGTACGCACCCCAATGAATACAAACAACGTATTTGGGACGAGCAAGGTGAACAAGCGTATGACTACCAAATGGTTATGGATGAGATCGAGCGCATTAAGGCGCAGATTAATAATCCACAAGGCAACGCTAAACGCTCTTTATATACCAAGTTAGAAGATTTAGCGACTGAACACGAGTCTCTTTCGCGTTCTTTAGAACAAGGCGAACCAACGCCAAGTCAAAGATCGTATACCCAGCGCAAACTGGATACGCTTAAGAAAGAATACGACCGTATTGTTAACACTTACGTAGCCCCAGCCCGTGAAAAAATTGCTGGATTGATGCGCAGTTTGTATACGGTAGAAGACGTGGGTATTCCCACCGAAATAGAGAAGAAAAACAGAGACGTTAAAGAAATTATTGCTGAAGCCAAACAAGCTCGGACTAATAAACTGCGCGACATAAAAGCACAGTATGACGAAATCAAGGCAAGCCTAAAAGAACTTGGACCAAAAGAACAAGCTGAAGCCAGAAAAGAAATGGCTAAGCTGAAAAAAGAACACGACGAGTTGGCATTTGCTCCTGATCCATTAGCGCCCGAAGTGTTAGAGAAAACAGCGCCAGATAAAAAAGAAGAAATTACCGAAGCGATCAAGAGTTATTACGATGCGCTTGAACGGGCAAATCAAAAACCCGAGATGTCACGCCCAGCCAAACGTGCACAGCGCATGAATGCGGGCGAGACTAAGTACGAAGTCGAACGTACCCAAGACGTCATAAACATGGCTTTTGAATTGGGCACCCAAGAAGAAGGGTACAAACAAGCTTTTGCTGAAGTTGATCGTAGACTCAAAGCGCTTACTGACCGCTATGGTGCAGACGATACCGCTGTTAAACAGTACAAGGAAGATGCCGGTAAAGACCTGCTGGAGTTAGCCATTAAGCTAGGTAAAACCACACCAGAGTACAAAGAAACTGTTAAGCAACGCATGGCTGACTACAACCAAGCGTTGCAAGAATCTGGGCCATTAAAACCTGCAAGCAAGCGCACAGAGCAAGTTACCCGCAAAGCAGTTAATGCACCACGAAAACTGAAAACAACTTTGCCGGGCTATACACCCCCAGAAGAAAAAGGTTTGCCCACTACGTACCGAGAAGAAACTCGTACAGATCTAAGCGAAGACAATCAAAACCGCCTTGCCAAAGGCGACTTGACTGGCGTGTTGGAAGACTTGGCAACAACCAGCGCTAATCCTTTAATTCGTGAAAAAGCGCGGATGCTGTTGGAGCATAACAAAGAGACCAACGTCAAAATTGTTTCTAATCTTAAGCACGAAGGCAAGAGTGTTCCTGCGCTGTACGAACCCAGCACCAATACGATTAAATTCCATATTGATGGCATGAATGAGGAAGACCTTGTTCACGAAGCCACCCACGCCGCTACTGCGCGTTTGCTGGATACTCCCGCCAAAGACTTAAGCACGTATCAACGCTATGCTCGTAATGAACTTGAAGGCTTATATAACAAGCTGCAAGCTGACGGCATACTGACCGGCGAATACGCCGCCAAGAACCTTAAAGAGTTTGCCGCTGAACTTACATCTAACCAAGGCTTGCGCAAAAAACTAAATGGCCTAGAGTGGCAAGGCCAGTCAATGCTGCGCCGAATCATGAACTCCATCATGAAGTTCTTTGGGTTTAACCCACGCGATGCGTTGGCTGCTGCCGACCATTATGTGGACAAGATGCGTGCTGACTCTGTGGCCTATCGCGCCGGAGAATCTGCGTCTGTGTTCCGTGGAGAAACTAAATACGCGCCCGGCTTAGAACGCGCCGCAGCTGTTGCCAACAAAACGATTGCCACCCAAAAGCCTTTGACCGAGCGCTATGACCGGGATGCACTAGGCCGCGGCGGTCTTGAGTTTATGACCAAAATGGTCGACCAGTTTGCGCCTCTGGTGCGGGCTTCGCGTTTGATGGATTCGTTGGCCGGTACACAGATGATGTACTTCCTGCGTATGTCTGCCCAGCGCTCGAACTTGCTTGGTGCTGTCTTGGCTCACGGCTCACTGGAGCGCAAAGAGTTTACCCGTGCGGACGGCAAAAAAGAATTCTTGTATCAAGCCAAGCCCGGTGCTAGCCTTGTCAACGTCAACAAACTGCTGTCTAAAGCCAACGACATTACTGGCGGCGGACGACAAACCGATGCGCTGTTTTCCTTGTACAGCGTAGCTAAACGTGCTGAGAGCGTTGGCCTTGCCAAGCTCCAGTATGAGGATCTGACGCAGCGTGAATTGAACGACGCCATGCAAGACATCCGCAACAAGCCCGGGCTTGAGCAGATTTTTAAAGACGCACATGCAGAGTATCAGAAGTTCAATACCAACATGGTTAACTTCGCTGTGCAGACAGGCTACCTATCCAAAGAGCTTGCCGCCAAGATGCTGGCAAACAAAGACTACGTTCCTTACTACCGCGAAAAGAACGGTGAAGTCAGCCTCATGATGGGCGGCGAAGAGATCGGCCGCATCGGTAATATCAAAGCACAACCCTACTTGCATGAACTTGTGGGCGGCAACCAACGCATCTTGGACTTCAATACCGCCGCTGTGCGTAATGCCAATATGTTGCTGGAGATGGGTTTGCGTAACCAAGCTGCGCAGTCTGCCGCCTTCAACCTACAAGAAATTGGCATGGCTAAGATCGGCAAAGGTTCTGGCAAGGGAACCAACCTCTTTAACTTTAAGCGTGACGGCGAAGACTACCACGCACTTGTTCAAGACAGCAAAGACGTTCCAGCCGACTTGCTTGTCAAGGGTATGGAAGGTATCCCCGTTCAGACCAGTTCTTTGCTGCACTTAATGGGTATGCCTAGCCGACTGCTGCGTCAGATGTTTGTGGCTAATCCTATTTCTGCGGCGCGTATTTTGTTCAAGGATACGATCTCCTCGGCCATGACCTCTGGCTCAAACCTAGACACTGTGGGCAAAGCGTTGCGTACTGTTGGGGATAACCTGATGGAAAAACGCGGCATCTCCGGCGGTGAAGTGTTCCAAGGCTTGCCTGACGACATGGCTAACATCCTGCGCGAAGTGCAAACCGGTAAGCCCGGATGGGAAACTCTGATGGCTAAAGCCCACGTGCTGCACGCCAAAGCCGATGCGCTGACACGCCAGATTCGCTACGAGAGCTACAAGAAGCAAGGCCTGTCCGATATGGAAGCCAGCTACATGGCGCTGGAGTCCATGAACTTTACACGTCGCGGCATCTCGCCAAGTATCCACGTACTCAACACGCTGAATCCTTTCATCAACTCGCAAATTCAAGGCATCAACACGTTGGTTCAATCCCTCCGCGGCACGATGCCTATGAACGAAAAGTTGAAGATCCGCGAGAAGATTATTCAGCGCGGTATGTTGGTGGCCGGAGCCACCATGCTGTATGCCACCATGATGCAAGACAAGGAAGCGTACAAAAACGCAACACCCGACCAGAAGTTCAACAACTGGTTCCTCCCGCTGGATACATTTGGCATCAGCGAACCTCTGCGTGTACCAATCCCGTTTGAAGCCGGTATGCTTTTCAAAGCCGTACCCGAGATGCTGGTCAGCGCCATGCACGGTAACAACGACGAAGCGGCTGAAGGTCTCAAGCAAGTGGTTCAAAAGATGATTCCCGGCGGCGACACCTACGGTATCCCTCAAGCACTGCGCCCGGGTATCGAAGTTGGTATGGGCAAGTCGTTCTACACTGGCCGCGACCTCGAATCTCGTCATGAGCAATCATTGCAAGCTGGCTACCGTAGCCGCCCTACAACTTCAGGCTTTGCAGATGCACTGGGCCAAGAGCTAAATGTTTCGCCAATTAAGATTGACCATTTGATTCAAGGCTACACAGGCAGCTTGGGTCTAGCTATTACGCAAATGGCTTCGTCAATTGTCTTTGGCAAACAAAAGCAAGAGCAAATAGCGCCCAATTTGTCACAGATGCCTTTGATTGGCAGTTCGTTCCAGCCTCAAGACGCTGGCGCTATTGTTGAGCAGACATACAAAGTCATGAACGATGCCGCCCAAGTTAAGGCTACTTACACGGATATGCTGAACAAAGGACGCTCCGATGCTGCCGAAGCGTACAAAAACAAAAACGCCGATGAGTTTAATAAGGCGTCAATGTCGTCCCGCTTCACCAGCTCAATGAGTCAGTTCACCAAGGAAATGCAAGCGATTCAGACGCAGGTGGCGACGGGTCAGATAACTCCGGAGGAAGGCCGTCAAAAGAGAAATGATTTGGTTGCTCGACGGACGGCTTATGCACAAACCTTGTTGGCACAGGCTTCCGGTAGAACAGCACCCCAATAAGGCCGTCCTTGATGCCGATGGTAGCGCCCGCATTAAATACGCGGGCGTTCAGTGCTTGATTGAGTCCCTCCAGCCGTAACGGCTCGGGGTCGAGGCAGGGGATGAAGAACCCCTGCCCCCGCTCAACTTTGTCCCACGGCCAACGCACCTGTAACTTTTTCAAGCTCGTCCTCTCGTCTAGAGATTTTCATGGCATTAACTCGCATCGGCGGGCCGCTGGTTTTAGACAGCAAGTCCTTCTTGTGTGCATACGAGACCATGAACTTAGCCTCAAGTTGTTTCTTGAGTGTGGCATAGCCAAAGCTATGGTTGGCGCAATACGTTTTAAGTAAGCGCTCCTCGATGTACAGGTCAACGTAACCCGGCGATACGCCGTGTTCAATGCGCCCCATCACCCCGTTGCGGGTAGTATGTCGGTCAATCGCCGTGTCGCCTCCCATAGTGGCAAACGGCCCAGCTTTGTCACCAAAGCGCACAATGACAAACTTGCCGTAGTACTCTTGGATGAACCCGTTAAGGATGTCCTCGGCGTCTCGCTTGCCCACTTTCATTGCTGAGCGGCTGATTTCAACTACCTTGCGACAGCTCTCCAGCAACGGCTCGACAGGCACGTCTACGATACCCGCATACTTACGACTAAAGTGAATAGCCGCGCTCGCCATGCAAGCAACACCCGCCATCCAGAAGCGCTCATCGTTAGGCGCGCCGTAGTACTTATACATGCGCGTGATGGTCTCAGGCACAAAGCTTGCCAGTTCATCCACGTTGTTGACCATGTAACGCACCCAAGCATCTCCGGCCACGGCGTAGTTCTTCTGGATTGACTTGATGATCTCCACCTCTTCGGCAGTCCACTCAAGCTTCTCGTCCATGACCCACTCCAGCAAGCGGCGCAGTTCACCTTCCGAAGAGTGCTTGCGAGCGCCAGTCATGTAGTCAACCGCGTGGGTATTGGATGAAAAGATTGCAACGGCTTGCCAAATCGACAGGTTCAAACGCTCTTTGTTAGCGCCGGACTCCATGCGTTCTTTGCCACGCCCTTCGCTGATTGTCATGGTCATGCCGGGAAACCACTCGAAATCTTCCCGAGCCTTGGTTGTAATTTCATCGCTGATGAATGGGCCGCTGTGCAGCAAACCCAAACGCTGTTGCATTGCCACAGGAGATGTGCCCGAGCCAGTGCGGTAGTGGATAGGGTGACCCCAGATGGAGGCCGCACCGTCTAGTGCCAAAGACTTACCAGTGCCTGACTCGGTTGAGCAGCAGTGGATAGTCAAGCCGTACAGACCAGTGAAACGCATCAGCGGTGAGCCAGCGCCCATGAAGATGACCGCCAAGTGATCCCACATTTCGCGAGCCACCAGCATCTTGATGAACTTAGCCCAAGTCTCCAGATCGCCAGTGATCTGCGTGTTGCTCGTCAGGTTCTCCAGCCCCGGCATGGGGATGCGAACCGGCTCTTGGCCGCGCTTGTACACCATATTAGCGTGCACGAAGCTGTCGTCTTTCTGCCAGCCGTAGTGCAGGGGCACTCGGATTGGTACGCGCTCGTCACTCATCTTAGCCACAGACGCACGAACGTAGTCAGCCAAATTCTTGTCGTTGCCAGAGCCAAACGCAGACAGGATGTTCTGTGCAGCTAGTACCTTCACAGTCTCGTCCTTACTCACCATAGCCTTTTGGGGCATGATGATCTCCTGCGTACCGTAGGTGCGGCAAGCCAGCAAGTGAACCACGTGTTCACCGTCAATGTTCAGAATGTCTACAGGAAACAGGTCAAACGGCAGAATCATGACTTGGCGTTTTGTCTTGTTGCCGTTGGCGTCCTCGTCTTCCTTCTCTTGGAAGATGCCGCCGCGCTGACCATAGGCGTAGCCTCTGGGTGGCTCGGGGCGTAGGATTTGTTCTGTTTCACCGTCTTCGACTTGAACCTCAATAACTGTAGGTTCGGTGACGGTCGCCACTTCGCGGCCCAGCGCCAGTGGGTTGGTGATCTTGCCCCAGTGTACACACGATGTACACACACCGGGGTTCTCCGAGTCAAACTTGGTGCAGGGATACGGCCCTTTGATCTCCGACAGCTTTAGGTTCATGCGGTCTTCATCGTAGGGATGCAAGCCGCTCAGCCATACTGCGGCTCTAGCGCCGTCCTCACACTTCTGCGCAATACTAAGGTGTGCCCTCCACAACGGCTCCATGCCGTCATCGCTGGCGTTCTCAACGTAGTACCTGAGTTGCTCGCAGCCGCGCCCTTCCTTGGTGGCCTTGTAAATCTTGCCAAACTTGGTGACGCTGTTCTCGAACAACTTAATGGCGGTCGGGTCTGCACTTGGGCGGTGGCCCGGCAGATCAATCGACTTACCCGCAGGGGGTTTCACCTCGTAGGCTGTACCTACTAGGTGCTTGGTGATGAGCGCCTTGATGTCCTCAAAGTCAAAATGATCGCCCTCGTTTTTGAACACCACGCTGGTTTGCTCACGGACTTTCTTCTTGCCCTTGACGCCGTTGTTCACGGTATCAGGTACGCGAAGGACACGCGAAGCGTCTCCAGTTACGGTTGGGTCTATGGCGAGCTTCTTTTGAAAGCACAGGCGCTTGAACGCCTCGGCCACAGGACGCCACTCGTCAATGTCCACCGTCTCTTTGAACGGCCAGTAAGCGTGTACGCCGCCGCCAGATGCGACCATCCAAGGGTTGCCCAGATCGGACAACCCTATTTCATCAGCAAACTGCATGATGGCATGGGCGGCAGCTTTAGCGGACGCATAAGCTTTTTTAGATATCTCACCCGTTGCTGGGTCGGGGATATCCTTTGGGTGGTTGCAGTCAACGTCTACGGCTATGCACTTGACATGGCGCACATTGTCCTTGACTCGGGTGGCTTCGTCTCCAAAAGTCCCGAGTGCAAAGTAAATGTCATAACCGTTTCGTTTCCACAAGTCCAGCTTGGGGAGTGCTTCCTCAAGCTGGTCTACAAACACGTGCTCTTTTCTTCGGGTAAGTTCTGTGAAGCAGTACTTCCCGTTTCCCGGGGGCGGCAAAACCTCCGCTAGAAACTCAAGCGGTTGCATAAGGTTACCTTTGGGAACGTGTTAAGCGAAGTCTAGTTCTAACTGACGTGGGTCTTTCTCTTTGGATTCAAACCAGTTTTTCTCGGTACGGCGTAAGATTTCAGTAACCCATGCGGCGGGTAACTTGTCGGCCCCAATCAAGTCTGCGTAGTTTTTGAGTTCTTGGTTGGTGAGGGATTGAGGTTGTAGACTTTGCATATTCTGATCCATGCTTCTTTTGCAGTTGATGATGTTGCCATGATGGATGTCATCAGGTCAACGCGTTGTTGATAAGCGACAAAGACCTCGCCTCCGGCAAACCAGTTGTAAACGGTCTGGCGCGTAACGCCCAAGGCGTAGGCTAGTTTTGTCACAGGAAATTCCAAGTGCACAGCCCACCGACCGAGCGTACTACCCGGGGTGCGAGGTGCATCTCGTACGAGTTGTTTCAGTTTCTCTGAGTAGGCCATAGTTGAATGGGGCGGCTTGCGCCGCCCTAAACTTTACTCGTCGTCCCAGTCCGACACAATGTCGGCTAGCTTACCTTTAGCCGCAGGAACGGCTGTTACTTTTGCCGCAGGCTTGCGCACTTCGGGTTCGGCTGTCTCTTCAACAGCTTCAACCGCGGGTTCTTCCTTGGCTTTCTTGGCCTTGGGTGCGGGCGCTGGGGCGCGTTCTTCTTCCTCTTTCAGCAACTCGCCCATAGGACGGGCGCCTGCAATAGCCAAAGGCTTCACGCCGTCAGCTTGAGCCGCAGTCACGTTGACTGCGCGGGCGGCGTCTTCCGACTCGCTTTGCTCTTTCACAGACTCGTACTCTTCCTCGGTCAACCAACGCACAGGCGCAAAGTGAAGCTTGGGGGCCTCGGCGCGAGTGTCGAACTTCATGCGGGTAACAATCTGTTCGGGGTTGATCGGGGGGTTTTGCACAGCCAAGTAGCGAACGAACGCTTGGAGCGGACGCTTGTCCCCCTCTTCTTTGCCAAAGATAGAAGTTGCTGGCAGAGTTAACTGTAGCACATCGCCAGTGGGGTCATTAGCCAAAACGACAGCCAAGCGCTGTTGATAGCGGCAAGCGCGGCTATTACCCTGACCCGAACCAGCCACGTTTTGAGGGCAGCTCATGCAGGTAGCAGACTGCTTGTTGGCGGCAGAGGCGTCAGGCTTTTCACCGTCATTGCTCCAGCAGTCGGGCGCAGCGGCGGCAGCGTCCTTGTCGTAGGTTCCAGCGTAGAAGATACGGCTGACCTTGGGGGCGGCTTTTACGATCACCACATCGAGGTGGCGGTCTTCGATACTAGCCACTTCTTTGCCGCCAGCGACCAGACGGAACACGCCGCCCTTGATGCTGATGCGTTTGGTGGTGTTGCCTACGCTACCGCCCAACAGGGCCTTGGCAGTTTCAGACAGCGCGTTGTTGCGCGCAAAAGCGGGGACGGCTGCGCCGTTAAAGATTGCGATGTTACTCATAAAGTTGCCTTTTTAACAGAAATGTCGTACTCCGTTATGGAGCTTAGACCGGGGGGAACTAGGGTGGGATTCTCTTCGAGGAAGTTTGCCATGTTGGTCTGCGCGATGCGCTTCTCAAGCAAGTCTACAACCTCATGGTCAATGATGAACCGTTTGAATGAATCCCAATCTTGGGTGTTGTAGCGGGTCTTTGTTACCAAAGAGACCGTACCGTTTACAGTTCGCACAGACTTGACGCCCATCTTTTTCATCTGGTCTTTCATTGCGAACTTGATTTCGTCTTGCTGGGCCTTGAGTATTTCCACTTGCGTGTCGTACTCTTTAGTCAGCGCCTCGATTCGAGTTTTTATCTTGCGATAAATGTGCGCTAGTTTGTCTAGCGGCACTGGCTCTTCTACATCCATTTGCTTCTCCTACGTTGATTAAAATTGTAAAGCGTTTGACAGTTTAACATGGGATTTTCACATTTAGCAACTCCTTCTTTATTTAATTTCAGTGTTGAACATTTGGGTCAGTAGACCGTGATCGTCTACCTTGCCAACCAAAGCCTTGAACATCTTCTTCTCGATGGGCGAGCCTTCGATGTGCACGACTGTGACCTTGTCTGAGTTCTGCCCCTTGCGGTCAGCGCGGGCAATACACTGGATGTACTGCTCCACACTCATGAGCGGGCCATAGAACACCACCGTGTCGGCGGCGGTCAGTGTAATCCCATGCGCGGTAGCTTGCGGTTGCATGACCAATACGTGGGGGTCTTTCTCATTCTGGAACCTGCGGATGATGTCGGCTCGTTTGGGCGGCGTGATGTCACCGTGGATGGTGTCCGTGGTGTAGCCCTTCTTGTTGAGGTGCGTTGTGATGGTATCGATGGTGCTTCGGAACAGCGCAAAGATGATGACCTTGCGGTTGGTCTCTTCCAAAATCTCCTCCAGCACATTGAGCCGAGGCGCTGAGTCGAACTCCACAACTTCACGGTCTTCGGTGTAGGCAGCGCCACAACTGATCTGAAGTAACTTGCTGACCGCTGCTGCCGCATTGACCGCGGTGATCGTCTCGCCAGCCGCTTGCACCAGCATACGTTCTTTGAGCAAGTTGTAATACTTGGCTTGCTGTGGGGTCAGCGGCACGTCCCGAGTCATTGTCAGCACAGGAGGCAAGTCCAAGCACTGCTCTTTGGTAAACCGTATCGCAGGTTGAAGCGCTTCGTGCACCAGTTGCTGGGCTTCTGGTTTGGCCGACCACTTGTACATCGTCAACTTCTGCATCACCTTGTCGCGCCAGCCTGTAAAGAACTGCGGCACACCTTCAGGGTTGACCAGCTTGGCAAGGCCGTAGGCATCCACAGGCGACTGCGAAGCAGGTGTGCCTGTCATCATCCACAGGTGCGTGTTGGGTTTGATAATGGACTTGAGCGCCTTCCACCGCCTTGTCGTGATGTTCTTGTAAGCGTTGGCTTCGTCCACGATGATGAGGTCAAACCGCCCATCGGCGTTCACCTCGTTGGCGATCAAGTTCAACCCATCGTAGTTGGCGATCACGAAGTCATAGTCCTCCTGCACCATCTCGATGCGGCGGGTAGCCTGAGAATGGTGCGCGACTACGGCAGAGCGGTGAATGATGCTGTTGTTCAAGTCACCGAGCCACGCCGACTGCATGATGGACAGCGGGCAAAGAATCAGACAACGCCGCACCTTGCCAATCGACATGAGGTAGTCAGCCGCCCACAGAGCGGATAGCGTCTTGCCTGTCCCCGGCTCAGAGAACACAAACGCCTTGCGGTTGAGTGTCAGGAAAGACGCCGTCTCCTTTTGGTGCGCCATTGGTTTGTACTTGCCGGGCCAGTTGTAGCGCTGGGTTATTGGCGAGGGTACGTCCTTGACGCCCAGATTCTGAAGCACACGGCACTCATCCAAGCCCCAGTAGACTGTGACTTGGTATCCCCCATCGACCGGCTCGACATGGTGCTTAGGGATGATGCTGTACTTGTGCGGGTTTCTGGTTTTGAACTGTAGTGCTTTGTTATGTACAACTTGCATTTGCTTCTCTTGTTTATTTATTCTTACCGTAAACCTTGCCGTGTTCATCGCGCCAACTTCTGTTAACGCTTCTTGGCACAACACGCAAGTTCTTCTTCACGTTCTTGCCGCCCGCATCAAGCATCTTGATGTGGTCAACTTCTTTGTTATCGCCTTTCTTAACTTTACCTGCCCGCATCTCAATGGCTCTGGCGCGGTTGCGTTCTTCACGCATCTTGACTTCTTTGGGTGATGACTCGTACTTGGTGTTGTACGCTAGTTTTGCTGGCGAAGATTTAGGCATGATTGCTCCTAATGTTTTGGATGGTTTGAACAGCTTGTGACTGGGCACCACGGGCATAGCGGGGATGGTTTAGGGTTCCACACGCCAGACTCGTATGCTTGCTCGATGCGCCCCACACGTTCGCGGTAGTCCCACCACTCGGGTTCGGCTTCATCAATAGACATACTGTACTTAACCATGTCGTTTTTGACAACAAAGAGAAGCGCGGCCTTGACTTTACGAATGTGCGGCATGTGCTTGAACACCATCATCGCCATGAGTTTAAGTTGCTCACGGTCTGGGTACTTGTTGTTGCCGGTCTTGTAGTCAATGATCCACGCTGTCAGGTTCTCGTCATCTACGATGATTAAGTCGGCTATGCCGCGCACCCATACGCGAGAGTCCATCCAGTCCACAGGCTCCAACCGTTGGGTCAGCGCCATCTTGTACTCGCACAGCTTGCGTCCGGGCTTGGCTAGTAGTGCATCGAGTGTGTCCTTAATGAACTCAAACTGCCCCGGTAGGGGCGTTCCATCGCGTACATACTCTTCTGCGGCCTTGTGCAGTTCGGTTCCGTATCGGGTAGCCTCGGTCTCTTGGAACGGGTAGTTCTTCAAAACCCTCACCTCTTGGTAACGGCGTGGGCATCCTTCGTAATCCTTCAGAGCCGAGTGACTCCACGATACAACTTTCATTAGAACCTCGCTGATTTGATAGCTTTAGATAATCGACTTGCGAAAGCCGATACAAATTGTTCATTACGGTATAGCGGACTTCCCATGTCGTGCAGTATGGCGTGGGTTGTCTCGTGCCAGAAGGTATCCTGAATCTCGTGGTCGGTGAAGCTGCGCCCTGAGACGTTGCTCTTGCGAGCCACTTTGATGCGCTTGGCTGTGTAGTCCACACAACCTTGCCAGCACTTCTCAAGCATTGCTTCTACGACCTCGACAGAATACTTACGTTGGCCTATGCGAATGAGCTTCGGCAGTGGTGTCATTACTTTCATGCTTCTCCTTAGTTTTTAGCTAACCCATATCTACGGTGCGCGCCACCGTCAGCGTCTAGAGGAATCCCCGGCATATACCGTGGCTCCACAGTCATCTGAGCCAAGACCCAAGTCTTAGCTTCTTCAATCTCTGCGTTCGGCACAACAGCGATCAACTCGTCGTGTACCGTCCCTGCGATGTGGTATCTCTTAGCCACGCGCAGCATCCCATCCGTCATCACAATGCGGGCAACCGCTTGCGTCACGTTGTTTGTAATCTTACCTGCGTACAACTTGGTAGCGTCTGGCCCGTATACCCACTGGCTCCTACCTCGGTCGTCCTTTTCCTGACGCAGATTCGGATACAACAACTTCATTCCGTTGGGCAATTCTATTTCACCTTTGCGAAATGTCAAACACTTATGTTTGTACTCGCGCCCACCAGCCAGCGCCGAGACGATCAGGCCGCTGCACATCTCCCAAAAGGATGCCACGGGGTGCGCGGTTGAGCGGTAGATGTCAATGATCTTCTTAGCCGCAACGCAGTGAACCAGCAGCTCTTGGTCAGAGCAGGTATGCGGTATCTCAGACATCTTCACTAGGTTGTCCTCCCAGTCCATGAACCGCTCAAGGTACTCGGTATCAACGCCTAGCTTCTTCGCAAAGTCTTTCGTGTACCTTTGGGGCGGTGCACCAAGAAAGCCGACAAGTAATTGCGCCGCAAACGACGACCAACCGAGTCCATAACCGCAACCCAAGAGCGCACTTTTCGCAGACTGCCGTAGGTCTGGATGCGATTCCTTACTAAGTCCGGGTATGTTAAACATCTGCGCACCGAACGCGGCATAAGGGTCACCGCCTCCCCGGAAGATGTCGAGCATTTCTTCGTAATCCGAAAGCCACGCGAGTACTCGCGGTTCAATCTGTGAGAGATCCCCCACGACGAGTTGATAACCTTCGGGAGCCATAATCGCTTTGCGTAAGAACGAACCTCGCTTGAGGTTCTGCATGTTAATGGCACTGCCCTTGCTTGCCGTCCAACGGCCCGACAATGCGCCGTAATATGAGAGTGGTACTGGTAAGCGGCCTCTCTTAGCGATTTCCAAAAACCGTTGTGCACGCGTTCTTTCGGTCGTAGACTTAACCGCCAAGCGAGCTTCACAAAGAAGGGCAACCTCTTCGTGCTCCCCGTTGAGTAGCGCTTGGAAGTGCGCATCGTTTTTAGCGAGAGCAAGTGTTTGTTTGCCCGTTGTCTTGCTGGTTTTGTAGGGCGGTATAGCTCCCAAGGACTCGAGGAGTGCCGCAAACTTTGGATTCGACGCAAGCGCAGCTTCATCCACGTCAAGCTTTTGTAAGAGTGATTCACGTTTTTCTTTCTCCTCTGCGATAGCGTTAAGTAGCATGAGTTGGTCAAGCTGCAACGTGGGTTGCGTATACATCTTGAGCGTCATGTCGATCAGTCTGAGTTCAGATGCTGGGTAACCCTTGACGAGTCGCTCGAAGATTTGCTCGCACAGATACACGTCATGCTTGCAGTAGTCCGCAAGCTCAAGCTCTAACTCCGCGCCCAGTTCGGCCACACCGTCGGTACTGTGCACCGCTCGCCCCTTCTCAGGTAACCCGAAATCGTTCGCAAGTCTGGCGAGACTGTTGCCAACCTCCACGCCTCGTAAAGCTCGCGCCATTGATAGCGTGTCGAAGATAAAAGCGGGTCGGGCGTTGTACCGCCAAGAGAGTATGGAAACATCGAACTGCGCGTTATGCGCAAGGACGGCGGTTCGTCTCCAGTCGATTCCAAAAAAGAACTCAGGTAGGTCTGCTCCTCCAACCCATCTAATGTCTGAATCGCTTCCAAGCTCATGGACACACGCCCCAAATGCTTTAAACCTCTCGTCACGGATGTACTCCTCGGTGGTCATTTTTGAGAGCGTGTAGTCCTTGCTTGACCAGCGTGTCTCAAAGTCGATGGTCAGGATGGTTTCATATGGGGCGGTCATTGCATCGGCCCCTCGTGTGCCGCAAGCACACCGCTTAACACCTTGGTGCCCAGCACGTCAGCCAAAAGACCGAACGCAGTTTCTTCATCGGCGTTGATACTGAAGAAGTCTATGCGCCCTGCGTTGTTGTCGTTGAATACAGCAACGCCTTGGTACTGGCTATCGGGCTGGGCGCAGAGTGCTACTCGGATCAGGATGTCCCTCATCTGTTTCTGTTGATGATGGTTCATCCGGTTGACCAGCGCGTTGAATTGTTCGGACGATAATTCTTCTAACATTTAATAACTCCTTGAGGTTTTCGACATTGGTTTCATTAATCACGAGGGCTATGCCCCCGGCATCATTGATGCGCTTTAACTCCCGCTCTTGAAGCGCAGTGGGTTTGTTCTTACCCGCCTTACATTCAAGCGCGAAGAGACGACCGTCAAGTTTGCACCCAACGATGTCTGGTATCCCCGCTCGGCCAAAGCCGTTGGCGGGGGGCATAAAGAAGTAGTAGCCCAGTTCAGTGAGCAGCTTCTTTGCTTTTGCTTTTACTTTTGCTTCTGGTGTCATCAGGTCTTGGACAGTTAGGTGGAACTTCAACGGCACACCATACAGCGGCCATCGGTGCGCTACGTAATTTAACCCAACGATCAATGTATGTATCGACCATAGATCGCAAGGCAACTTTTATTGAATCGTTCTTCACGCCCAATGCTTTAGCTACCTCGCTGACCATGAGTCCGTCAGGGTTCTGGTGTAGCAGTGCCCGAATTGCCGCGTGATTTGATTTGCGCATTGATTGATACTTCCTTTTTCCATGCATCATGTAGTGCTGTGTTGAGTTCCCGCAAGACAATGAGTTCGTCTGCCGTTTCACGGGCAAACTGTTCAAGAGTCTCCCGCTTCCACGTTTTGAAGTCTGTTTTCACTGTGTTCCTTTAAGTAGTCTAGTATGCGTTTGGATTGCGGCACAGCCTTGTCAGGGTTACTCATAACCAAATCAAGTAGTTTCTTTTTTTGGTAGTAGAAATACATGGTGCGTTGCATGTTTTCACTGAGTTTGTCAGGCGGTGTGAGGAGTTTGGCGTCGAGTGGGCGCACGTTGCCGTTGGAGCCTTTGAATATGTTGAACGTGAAGATGGCGTGAACAGGTCTGACCTCGCTCTCATCAAAGAAGTTTGCATACTCAAAGGGTGGGAACATCATGGACACCCACTTAACGTCCACCAACAAGTTGAACTTGTTCAGCGACACGTCAAGCAAGTAGTCCAAGTCATCCTCAAGCCCCTGCGGTTCGTAGCATCCAGTCAGGTTGATGTCCACATCCCAAGTGTCTTCTATGCCGTATAAAAAAGCACCCACGACGTAGGCATCATACCTGTCAAGAATGGTTGAGTTGTCTTTTATGTAGCGGAAATAAGCCAGCGCCTTGTCGTGCGTTGGCTTAGTCCATCTGGCCGTGGTTTTGACACGGCCTCGCTGATAAAAGAAGCTCAAGCTGTTAACTCCTCAACGCGCTTGTCCATCTCTGCAAAGAAGCGATCGCGGCTGTTCTTGTCCTTGATTAGCAAACCAATGAACCGCCTGTGCGATGTCTCTTGCTCACGGTAAACAATACAAAACACTGTGGCTAGGATAGCCCACAGCAACAAAAACATATCGGCAAATGTAATTTCAATCATGTGTTCTTCTCCTTGTTAATCCCTGCCATGAATCCTTTGTCCCATGCCTTCGCCCAGCAGATGCACCACAGGTCGTAGTAGCCACGGTTAAGTGGGAAGCCAAAGCCTTCTTCTGAAAACATGGCCTTCACGTCTTTGCGCTTTATGAACGACTCCCACGAATTGTCTCGTTCACGGTTCATTAGTGGCACATCATCAAACAGTCCTTCACTCATGTGTTCTTCTCCTCTTTGGAAAACGTGTCGATGCAGGGGCAGCCGCGCTCCATGCAAGCGGGATCAAGATCAGGGATGTGCTTGTTGATAGCCTCGGCAATCTTTTGGCGCAGCAAGCTGGGGCTTGCGTGAAACAACACCGCAATATCCATCAGCTCCTCAACGAGTGGTTTGGATTGTTCGTATCTCATGTATTTTTCTCCTTGTCGTATGGCCCTACCCCCAACTCTTTGGCGATTTTGTGTTGCAACTCCGTGATTCGGTGAGTGTTGCCAGCCACTTGTGCATTTAGCAAACGAACATAACCAAGCGTGTTTTCATTGTGGTCTACAAGCAAACGCAGCTCTTCTTGCAACCGTTTTAGATACGTTGTTGGTTTATCCATTTTTGCTCCTTAGTTTGTCGGCAATGGCTCGATAGACTTCATAGTTGGTTGCAACGGCATCAAAGGTTTTTCGTCGAATTTCTATGATTTCGTCATCCGTCAAGCCCACCCATTCTTTGGGGAGTTTGTAGTCTTTCTTTGCCAAGTCTATTGCCGCATTCTGCATCTGAAACAGACACGTGTTTAAACGCTGTACTTCTGTAAGCAACTGCCCAATGGTGCGGTAGCACTCCGCATGTAGGTTGTTGGCATCGTTGTAGTTGGTAGTGCCAGCCTGACAGAGCTTCATAATTTTCTCAACCGCCTCTGATGAGAACGTACCTGTTGGCAAATCGTACCGTCTGCTGACGTAAACCATTTTGTCAGGGTCTGTTGGATGTGGTTTAACCGGCATTGTTTTTCTCCTTGAGTTTGGCTTCAATGGCTTCTTTGAGTTCGTGAATTAACCAATAAATTCCTTCTGCATCTCCGCCCATTTCAACCCAAAGATTAGCCACGGCATCAACTATTTTTCTGTCTGC